AATGTTATCTTTGCAAATTATTTTTGAAACGATTTTGCAAACGTTTTTCTTAAATCCGTTGCAAAGATATATAATAATACTTATAGGTGCTTATAAGTGTCTATAAGTTCCTATAAGAATTTTGCGGTTTCCCTCGCGCGTGCGCATACACGCGTATATATAAACAAGGCGTGCAGACCTCAACCCGCACGCCTTTCCCGTTCCCGCCCTGCGAATTAGAATGACTGCATATAGAGCCAAATCTTGCCGCACGGCGCGTCCTCGTCCTCAAAGAAAAACGCCGTCGCCGTCTCTACGATGTCGGCTTCCGACAGCACTTTGTTCAAGTCCGCATAAGCGGCGTTGTACGCCACCCACTTGTCGTAGGGCGTTACGCACTCTTTGAATTGCACGCCCGCCGTAAGGCTCTCAACCTCTTCAAGCGACCAATGCGCTCCCTTATGCTCCCTGCCCGCCTTGTCGGTGTAGTATATCCGCGCAACGGCGCGTTCCGCGTCCTCTTTACTGAAATGTCTGCACGCGCCCGCGTCCGTATTTCCGATAATGTAAATCGTCCTCATAGCGCGTCATTTCCTGAACTCGTTAATGAAATCCCGCAGCTGCTGCCCGATGCTGCGCACCTCGCTCTCTATCCCCTCAATGCGTCTGTCTTGCGCCTTGCGCTCCGCAAGCGCGGGGTTCAGCTCTTCAAGCAACGCTGCCGCGCGTCCCGCGACTTCCTTGTGCCGCTCCGTCTGCGCAAGAGCTTCCTCGGCGGCGGTTTTCATCGCTTCAAGCTCGCGCGTCACTCCGTCCTTGTCGGTTGAAAGCACCAACAGCCCCGCGTAAGTGACCGCGCCCGTTTCGGGAATGGCGTAGGTGCGGGTCGCGCCCTCCGCCTGTATCGTAATGTCAACAACCATCTGCGAGCTGGCAAAGCCCGTCCCGCCCGCCATCTCTATGCGCGGCGGCGAAACACTCACAACTTTTCCAGTATAGTGGCGCACTCTCTCCTTGTCAAGAAAATGCACAATGTAATTCGGTTTCGTATCTTTGAACAGCATATTTCGTTGTCTTTAGGTGAAACAAAAAAGCGGCATCCCTCAATCGTGGGCTGCCGCTTAAATCTTTTGTCTGTGCGCGGGCGTTCAATCGTAAAAGAAACGCCGTTTGATGTTCTTTGAGAACAACCTTGACCCGCGCACGCTGTCAAGTATTTCTTGCAGATGCTCGTCTTTCAAATTGTCAACAAGCTCAGTATCGTTGCGCTCAAATTCGCCAGCAAAGTCACTTATACTCTTTGTGTGTATGTCAGACGCGCACACAAACGAGTCGTGGTGCAGGAACGAATAATCCCGCTTCCTCAAAAGGTATTGCATTGCAAATTGTTCGGGCTTGCGTTCAAGCACTGGATTTATGCGTGAGTTTATAAAGAAGAAGCCTGCAACCTCGTCCCCGTCCACGCCCATCACAACAAAGAACTTCCCGTGGTCAATGTCCTTGAATGCGTATGAGTGCAGCACCGCGCCGCGTCTGACACCCAGCCGCACTAATATTTCGTTCGGCTTCATACGTGCGCCATCTGCTTTTTGAACCTTACCCCGTCCGAAATGTATTGCGCGTATTCCTCGGTATCTCCGCACTCCATCACCATATCACCGACATCTATGCAGGAGTTGACCCCCGTATTTCCCCACGCAAACCCGTGCGACCTTTCTGTCAGTTGCGCGAAATTCAGTCCAGCGTACTTATCAAAAACCTCATCAAGGCACTCCATATCGCTTTCCGAAAGATAGTCCTCGTCACAGCTTACCTTTCCTTTTATAAAGCACTTGTTTATATAGAGGAACGACTTCCCCGCTTCTGCGATGCTTTCTTTCGGAAAGAAGAAAGACGCGCCGTTAAGTGCCTTAAACATTTCGTATACGTTGGACGGTACTGGCCCGTATCGCATTGCAATGTAATCGTCCCCCGTAATGGAACGTCCATACCTTGACAATGAGAGCTGGTCGGCAAAATAGAGCAACTTGCAAAGCTTGTGGATGTCACAGGTGTTATCCTTGAATTTCCCCAAAAGGTAAAGCAAAGCGTTGTACGCTTCGTCTTTTTTGAAAATCGTTGCCATACTCCTTGCGTTAAATATTTCGCCACAAAGGTATTGTTTATTTTGCACTTTTCCTCAAATCACCTTTTAAGGTGATTTACAATCGGCAACCCACGATGTCAAATAACGCCTTGGCGGCGGTCACGCTTTGAGGCGTTCCCAGCACGCGCCGCCGCCGTCCTCTTCCCGCGTCCGTCAAGTGGTGGCGGTCGTGGTCGTTGTCTTCAACGCCGCAATAAGCGTTGCGTTCTGCCGCTGCTGCGAAAGTTCCAGCCGCGCGTCATTGTATTTCTGCTGCAAGTCCGCGCTCCAATGTGCGTTCAGCGTGTCAATGATGCGCTGCGTGTTGTCTTGGTTCGCGCGGATAATGTCGCACTTGTCCTGCGCCGCTTGGTAGCCCATGGCGGAGAAGCCGCGCTCAACGCTGCGGTTCACAAAGTCAAGGCTCTGCTGCAAGGCGTTCGTCTGCCCCTGCACCGCAAGCTGGTTCTCGTACCCCATTTTGAGGATGCTCTGCTGCGTGTTGCAGCAACAAGTCTGCAAGGCTTGTATGATACTTGCGTCACCTTTCTCCGCCGCGTTGATAACGCGCTCCGCAGAGAAACCCACTTGCCCCGCCACGCTCTCAATGCCCGAGCGCACGGCGCAAACCGCGCTCTGCAACTGGTTGAAATCGCAATTGAGGTTCGCGCCGAGCGTTGTCAATGCCTGTTCGTTCCCCTTGACGGATTGCATCAGCAAGTCCGTGTTGTGGTTGTCGCTCATCTGCGTGCGCAGACTCTGCAGCTGGTTCTGAATTTCCGCGTCCTGCACCTTGCTCCCGTTTCCGTCACCCCACATTCGGTTTGCGAACATCATCCACACAAGGTAAATAAAGGGATTGTTCTGCCACCCGTTCATTCCGCCGTTCATTGCAGCCATCATTGCCATCGGGTCGCTTTGCCTGTTGTTCGCCATTGCGGCGTAGGCGAGCGCGTTGTCCGCGCCCTTGTCGCAGCAAATAATCTTTTCCGCGTCCATAGTTGTAAGTGTTGGTTTCCGCGCAAGCCCTGCGGGCGTTTCCCGCCGCTTGCGTTTCACTGCAAATATGGTCGCTATTCACCGCGCCGCGAAGCGCGTTCTTTGTTACTTCTTTGTTTGTTCTTTGTAGCCCGTTTTACCCCCTTTCAAAGGGTGGAAATTTGCCCCAAAACGTGCAAGTTCCGTGCAGCGAAAATCAGCACTATGGTATGTGTTTGACTTTTAATGCGTTGCAAATGCAGTGGAATACCACAAAGATACCCCGCTTATTTCCGTGCAATTTTTGCATATGTGCTTGATTTTCAATATGCGCCGCTTTTGCAACGCCCCAAAACACCCGCGAAAACGCCCGATTTTTGTGCAATTTTGTTCATTTTTGCGCAATTTTGCGCACTTTTGCGCCACGAAAACGTGCAAGTTTCGTGCAAGGATTTCGCCCGTTACAAGCACGATATAACGCAAGGATTATATGGCGAGGATTTCCCTCTATCTTGACACAAGGGCGGAAAGCAAGTCGGGGCTTTACCGCGTGAAAATCTCGGTGCGCAACGGCAGCACCGCGTTCTTCATCCCTACGGAGGTGCGCATCGCAAAAGAGAATTGGGCGGACGGGAAAGTCAAGGGCGTGCCGAATGAGAGGATGCTCAACAAGGCTCTTGCAATGAAGCTCTCAACGCTCCGCTTGAAGCTGGTGTCCGTCAGCCTTACGGAGAACGTTCGCGGAATGCACGCGCGTGACCTCGCCGCCCTGCTTGACGAGACCGCTGTCACGGAAAAGGCAAAAACCGCGTCCCCGCTCTTCCTCCCGTTCTTGGAAGAGTACGCGGCGGGCAAGGGTAAAGCGAACACGCGCAACACCTACAACAGCACGGCGGCGCGTCTGAAACTATACACGGACACGGGAAAGCTCACGTTCACGGACATCACTTACAAATGGCTTTGCGGCTTTGACAAGTGGCTCTCCGCAGAGGGCTGCAAAACTAACACGCGGGCTTCTTACATGCGCTGTATCCGCGCCGTATGGAATGAGGGCGTGAAATGTGACGCAGTCCCCGCTGACGCTTACCCTTTCCGCAAGTTTTCCATTTCAACGGAGGACACGGTGAAAAGGTCGCTTTCGGCAAAGGAGCTGCGCTTGCTCCGCGACTGTCCGAAAACGGAGGAGCAAAGGTATTACACGGACTTCTTCTTCCTCTCGTTCTACCTCGCGGGGATTAACACCGCCGACCTTGTTGAGCTGCCGCCATCTGCGGACGGGCGCATTGATTACCGCCGCGCGAAAACGGGCGTGCCGTGCCGAATGTCCATCCCAAAGGAAGCGGCGGAAATCATAGAACGGCGCAGGGGCAAAGCAAAGCTCGTCCGCTACGGAGAGGACTTCCCCGAAAGGAAAACGCTTATCGCAAAAGCTAACGCCGCGTTCCGCTCCGTCAAGGGCAAAAACGGGAAGCCGCTCTTCCCGGAACTCACCACATACTGGGCGCGGCACTCTTGGGCTACAATAGCGGCGGACATTGACATCCCCGATGCGGTTATTGACGCGGCTCTCGGCCACCGCCAACAGTACCGAATGACGGACGTGTATATAAAGCGCAACGAAAAGAAAGTTGACGATGCCGTCCGCAGGGTTATACACGCGCTTGACCCGGAATGATTCCCAAATTTGGGAATTTACTCCCCGTCTTCGTCCTCGCCCTCTTCGTCCTTGAAGCGTTTCACATCGCCCCAAACTCTGGCGGAAAGGATACGCCCCTCCAAGTGCGCCAAACGCTGCGGAGGGGTGTTCTTTATATAGTTGACGCGCTGCTGGCTCATCCCCGTAAGCTCGCGCACGGTCGGCTCGGTTATGCCCAACCGCAGAAGCGTAAGCACAAGGACGGCGCGGGCAAGGCAGCACTCCGCCTTTCGGGAGCGTGCCATCCCCGCCAACGTCACCCCGCAACGTGCTATAACCGCCGCCAAGGTGGCGGCGTATATCATCCGCAGACGCTTTCTCATTTCTTGCGCGTAATAAGCCACCACAAAACGAGCAACTCCGCGCACGCGACCGCCAAGGAGCAAAGGGCAAACCGCAGCGAGGACACTCCGCCCGCGCTCTGCTTGCTCTCCTTGCCATGCTCCGTGACGGACGACTTGCCCGTGTCCTCTCTCGCCGCAGTGCGCTCCGTTGCTTGTTCCTTGCTTTCCGTGTTCGCCGTTCGGTCGCTCACGCGCTCGCGGTCTGTGTATACCTCGCGGTACGTCACGCGCCCCGCCGTGTCCACCACCACGCGCTCCCTTACGGTCAAAAGCACGGTGTCGCGCGTCACCACCTCTGCGCGGCTTCGCACGGTGTCCGTCCTTAATATGGTGTCCGTCCGCACGCGCCAAATCGTGTCGCGCGTCACGCTCCACTCGCGCTCCTTGACCGCCCTGCGTGCGCATCCCGATAGCAAGGCGCACAACAGGGCGGCAAGCAACAAAAGACCTCTTCCGTACATTCTCATAGCTGCTCTTTGTTTTTGTTTTCCGCTTCTTCCAGCGTCTCCTCCAACGCCGCGCCCGCGTCCGCGCTGCGCCGTTTCAGCCAAGCCACAAAAAAGCGTTTAAGGCTCGGGCGGTTGCGTATCCCGTGCAAGTCGCAGACGTGTCCGTAGATGCTGTCGGCTTCTATCAGCAAGGCTACCACCGCTCCGCACCCCGCGCCCATCGCGTCCGTGCCGTAGCCAAAAGGGGCGACACAGCCTTTATACAAGAGGAGCGCGAAAATTATAAAGCTGACGTACTCGCAGAACTTCGCCGCCGTGCGCCGCATCGCGCGGCTTATGCGGAAATCTTCCCCGCGCACGTGCACGCTCGCCGCAAGCCCGCTCCACAAGTCGGTAAACACGAGCATTGCTATAAACAGCACCGCCCACCGCAAGTCGTACAAGGCGACCATCACCTCGGAAAGAAACGCGCCGTCCGTCAGTATCAGCCCGCCCGCCGTGGCGGTTACAAGCGGGTTCGCCCCGCTCGTCAAAACTCCCGTGTACTCTGTCATATTTCCGCGTATTCCGCCCGCGCGTCAAAGCACGGACATTGTTTCACCCATTCATCGGGCGTTATCTTCCCGTCTCCGTTCTTGTCGGGGGAAAAGTCACGATGCCCTTGTATCACTGCTTTCGGGTAACTTTTCCGCAGCTTGCGGAGCAAAACGCGCAGCGCGGTCTTCTGCTCGTCCGTGCGGTTGTCCACCGCCTTGCCGTTGCCGTCTATGCCGCCAATGTATGCCACGTTGACGGAAACGGAGTTGTACCCTTTCACGCCGTTGCTCACTCCGTCCTCGGACAGCAACTGCGTCACCGCGCCGTCTCGCGCGACCACATAGTGGTATCCGGGGTTCTTCCATCCCTTTCTCTTGAACTCCGCCCGCAAGTCGCCAATAGTTGCTTTCGGGCTTGACGCGGTGCAGTGAACCGCTATGTACTTGATGTTTCTCATTCTGCCTTTGTTCCGTTTGTCTTTTGTTTACTCTATGCCGAACACGCTCCAATCCACGCTGTCTTTCTCTCTCCACCCCTCTTGTATGGCTTCAAGGATGTGTGAGGACGCTGCTTTGCTGAACGCCGCGAAATCCTCCCGAGCCGCAAACGTGCGGTAGACGGGCGTGCCGTCCGTTTCCTCGTTGAGCTTCAGCGTGAGCGGAAACGTGATGTCCGCATTGCTCTCTATGGACGCGAAATTCCGCTGCTTCTCGTCCGACAGGTACACGCGCGTCCCGTCATACTCAAAGCGGTTGACTATTTTGTCTTTCGTCTCCGCGTCTATCGCGTCACGCACGGCCTGCTTCACTTCCTCTGCCGTGGGCTTTCGCGCATAAAGCCCGCACCAGTTCCACGCGCCGACCTCGTCCGTGCCGTACCCGTACGTCAACGCCCAGTCCTGACGGCCTATGTTCATAAGCCCGTCCGCCCGTCCGTTCGCTCCGTATCTCTTCATCATTCCCATAGCTGTTTGTTTTGTCTGTTCTTCATTCCCGCCAAGGGGCTTGGGGAGCGCGTGCCGTTCCGCCTGGCACGCGCCATCCCCCTTGCTCTCTTGCGTCACTTTATCTCTATCTTGCCCGTGTACATAAGGCGCGAGGTTGATGAGGCGTTGCTCGTGTTTGGCGAGCAAACGTCTGAATACACAAGGCCTCCGTATGTACCGCCGTTTGTTGCGCTTCTGTATATGCCTCGCCCTCTTGATGCGCTGTAGGACTGCGTGTCGGTGTAGTTGAGATGGTGTCCCGAGGTCTCGCTGTTGTACTTCGTCGCGATGATGTCCGCGTACCTGCCGAACTTGACGCGGGAGACGCAGCCGCCCGAAGAAAGCCCCTGCACCACGCGCTCCGTCCCCGTCACGGGGTCGTAGATGTGCCATTTCGCGTCAATCGGGTCTTCGTAGTTGTCGGCGACGCACTTGCGCTTCTTCCACGACTTGAACGTGCTTACGTTCACCGCCACGTTGTCCACATACTCTCCTGCGCACGACACCATCATCTGTATGCCGAAGATGACGTTTCCGGGCAGGTACGCATTCGCAAGGTCGGTGCTCATGTGGTTGCCGTATTTGTTTAACTTGCCTGTCGTGCCGTAGGTGTATTGCGCCCCCGAGCCGCAGACTTTCTGGATGTCCCTTGTGCCTACAAGTGCCATTACGATGTTCGCCAAGTCTTTCATCGCCTCGTAGTCCACGGCTTGGTAGCCTTTGCCGCGCATCTCGCAGAGGTTCATAAAGTCCTTGTAGGTGTAGTGCATCGCGGACGATGGAACCGTGGTGTTCGCCACGCGCCCGTTCTCGTCATACTTCCAGTCGGTGTTTGTGGTGGCTGTGCCGTCTCCGCGCTGCACAGTCGCGCCGCTCAGGCTGCGCGCTCTTCCGTATTTGTCTTTTGAAATCTGGTACACGCCTATCAGCCTCTCCCGCGTATGCACCCACTCCGGCTCTATGGCTTCTATCGCTTCGCTGTCCACGGTGATGCACTCCAAGTCGTCAAGCCCTTTCGCAGACGTGAACAGGAACGTCTTCGCGCCGTTCGGCACGGGGCAGAACACATAGTCTCCGTTGCTCTCGTCAAAGTCAAACTGCTGGTTCTTGTCCACCACAACCATATTGAACGTGCCGACAACCTTGTCCTCTTCGTCCGTGAAAACCGCGCCGTAAGTGGCGTCGTTCATCCCCGGCCATCTCACTTGCTTCATGCCCTCAACGTCCACGGCGTACACGTTGTGTCCGCCCAGTTCGGCAAGGGCGTATGCCCCGCCAGTCACGAGCTTTGTCGTGTCCAAGCCATGCTCCTTTGAGCGCAGGCAGTCGGCGAGCTTTGTCCGCACGCATTTCTCCGCCGTTGAAAGCGGCTCGTCCTCGCTGCACGAGAGGAAGAAATGCTTCTGCTGGTTCTTGAAATCGTTCACGCCCTTGTACCAGTAGGGCTTCATCCGCTTCATCACGTCATAGCCTGCGCCCGTGCTGTCGGTCGGGTCCCACTCCGTGCCGTCCGCCATATAGGCGTAGTCGCTGTCGCTCACCTGTTTGCACACCATCTTCGGGTTGTCCGCGTCCGTTGTGTCATACGAGCATTTGTATGTGTGGCACTCCTCGTCATAACGCTTGAAATGCCCCGACACTTGGTAGCTGTCGCCAAACGAGCCGTTCTCGGGGTTGGTGATGTTCGCCGAGTTCTCCTCCGCGTCGTCAAAGGTGATGTAGGAGTACTGCGAGTTGTACACAGCCAGCTTCGGGAAATACTTGTCCAGCTCCTCCACCTCGCTGTCCTCCGCAAGCTCGGTCAGTATCCAGCGTCCTACAAGCCCGCTGCACTGCCCGCTCTCGTCATACTGGTTGCCGTCCGCGTCCATTCCCACCGCGCCGCTTTTCTTGATGGCACGCAGCATTGACACGCTTGCCGTGGCGTTGATGCCTGTTATTCGCGCCCTCTTCAGAGACCCAGCGTCCGTGATTGCCCGCAGAAGCTCCATCGTGTCTATGTTCGGGCAATTGTCAAGCAGCACGCTCTGCACGCTCTTCATCCCCGCTATCGTCAGCCCGCCGGGGTATGACAGTTTCGGGAGGTTCTTGAATTTCAACGCCGTCATCGTGGCGGGAAGCTCAAGCGTCTCTATCGGCGCGGTCTCCGCAAGCGTGATGGTTGACAGCGGCGAGCCGCTTGCAAGCACCTCGCGCAGGCGCGGGCATTTTCTTGCGTCTATGCCCGTTATTGCGGTGTTCCGCACGTCAATGCGGCGCAGGAAGCTCTTGTTGCCGAGGTCCAGATTAGAGATTGCCTCGCCGAGGGGCGTATAGTCTTCCCCGCCGAGTGTCAGCTCTTGCAGCAGCTCGCACGTTGAGATGTCAAAGGCCTCAGCTTTCGGGGTGCAGCCGCTCAGGTCAAGGCTTGCCAAGTTCTTCGCGCCGAAAACGTAGAGCATTGTGCCGCCCCCTATGTCTGTCACCCCGCTCTTCAGCGTGTAGCTCTCACCCGCTTTCAGATAGCAGCTGTCCGTGCAGGTGTCGGCGCGGTCTACGCCAAGGCCGAAGAAGCCGTCCTGCGCGGCGGTTATCTTGACGCAGATATCCGTCCCCTTGGCACGCATCTTAAACGGGCTGTCGTACAAATCGCCCACTTGGAAGTAGCCGTCTCTGTAAGCGAAACGCTTCGCGAACGTGACGGGCAAGTCCTCGTAGCGCAGCCCGTGCACGGCGTAGTAATAGTTCGACCCGTTTTGGGAGTTCTCTATGTACTTGCGCTCGCCGTCAAACGAGCTGGTCACTTTCGCCCATTTCTCTATGCGGTCGGTTATCCATAGCTTTTTGCAGCCGTCTGCGGAGAATATCTTGATGCCGTCAGAATAGGCGTTGCGCATCTTGCCCGCGATGTCGTGCAGCGTTATCTTGTCCCCGCCGTTGTCGGAGAGCCAGTAATTCGCCGCCGCGTAGCCTTGCTTGAACATTACCGAGTTCCACCCTTGGTACTTGTGGTCCGGGTCGTTCGCGCTGTCCAAGTTCCAAGGTATGGTTATGCCGCAGTCGTTGTCCGCAAGCCAGCAGCAGTCGCCGTCATACCAGTGGTTGAAATACGCGCGGCTAAGCCCGTTCGTGTCAAGGTAGAACGCTATCATCATGTTCTTGCTCCGTTGGTCTACGGCAAGCACATAGTCAGAGCCGATGATGTACGCGCCCGTGCTTTGCACGCTTGCGTGCAGGTAAAGCTCCTCGCTCCATTTCTTTAAGCGGTTCTCCTTTGTGCCGCTCACTTCCTCGCCGTGCAGCTTGATGTTGCCGTCCTCCTCCGTGAGGTCTTGCGAGCATTGCTGCGTCCACTCAAGCCACTTGTAGAGCTTGTAAGGCACTTTCTTCCCGTTGGCGTAGAGCGCGTTGAGGTCGTCGTCGTCGGGATAGCGGCTCTCGTAGAAGCCGAGCCAAACGGGTTCGCCGGTGCTTTCGTCAAGCTTCATAAGGTCGTCCACGCTGTTCACGCCCTGCAGCCAGCAAAGGGAGTTGTACTTCAAGTACTCGTAGCACTCCACTGGGTTCAGCACGCGCCCGGTCACGCCCCATTTCTTGGTGTTCGCGTCATAGCTCATCTCGCCCGTGGTGTCTTTCCACTTTCCGCCGCTGTACTTCACATACTTCCCGTCACTCGTCAAGTACACGGTTCCCCATTCGTATCCGGCAACGTCTTCCGCCTGCACCTCCGCAAGCGTCTTGTCCAGAGTTTCCGGGTCGGCGGTGGCGGCGGTCTCTGTCATAGAGCCGCTTCCGTCGTTCTCCAAGAAATAGTATTTCTCGCCGCACCACTCGCTCAGCATATATATGTTGGATGCCACAAGCGAGCTTGTGTCCGCAAGCGTCTGTGTCTTGAAAGCGTCAAGCGTCTGCCCGCGCTCCGCCACAAGCTCAACGAAATCCCCGTAGTTAAGGCAGCCGCCGTTGTAGCCGTCCACTTTCTCAAAGCCGAAAAAGTCGGGGTTGCCCTTGTCCACGTTGAAATTCGCCTTGGCGTGGAAATAGGCGTAGGTCTCGCTCTCCGCGTCCACGCTGTTTATGTCTGTGCGGAAGAGGGCGCACGGCACGCTGTCAATGCTCGTGTTCATCGTCCCCTCGCCGTTGTAGGCGTTCTGCGCAGGGGTCATATAGTCCGCGCCGAGCGCGCGCTGCGTCCTGTTGAAAAGCTCCATCGTCGCGCCGTTGTTCGCGCCAGTGGAGTCGGAGTAGTCCACCTTTATCGTGATGGTCTTCACCCACAAGCCGCCGTCAATTACCTGCACCTTGCTCTTCTTCGCCATCTTCTGCGCCGTCTGGAACTTCGCAAGCGCCGCCGCGTCGTCCTTGAAATCGTCCTCCGTGTGCAGCATCTCTATCGTGCAGTTCTTGAACTTGCCTTTCTTGTTCTTGATAGGCCGATGCGAGGATGTCGTTCCTTGGTTGGTGGTAGGCACGTTGTAAACCTTGCAGTCCTGCCACGGGCGGTCGGGGAAGCGCAGCACCCAGTCAAAGTACGCCTTGGTCGTCTTGTTGGCGTAAAGCCCGTCAAGGTAGCCGGGATAGCTGCTTTCCAATTCGGAGGACGTGCCGTGGTTCTTCAAGAGCGTCACGCAGCACAAGCCTGCGTTCATGCACGCGGAAAGCGTGGGTCTGTCCTTGGTCACGCCCTCTGCGGTCTGCGATGCCATCACTTGGTTCTTGTCATACTCCGCGAGCATCGCGTCCGCGTCCTTTTGTCCCACAAGGTAGTTGTCGAACGCTTGGCGGTAGTTGTACCACGTCGCCCACGCCGTGCAGCGGTACAGGTAGATGTCGGCGTTCGTGCCGTCAAACTGCATCTGCATGTCGTTGTTGGCAAAACCGCCCGCCTCGTAGTATGTCGCGGCGGCTTCGTCTCCGTTCACAAATATCTTCACGCTTCCGATGCCGGAGTAAGGGGCTGCGCTCGTCGGCTCTATCACGATGTCAAAGCGCGTCTCCTTGTCCGTGGCGTACAATGCCACGGCGGTCTTCTGCGCTCCGAGGTTTTCGGGGTCTGCCGCCGCGCCGCCGTCGCAGGTGAACACGAGCTTCTCGCCCGTGAGGTAGAAGCCGAGCGTGTTGTCGCCAAGGCAGTCTATGAGCTTTGCCGTGCGGTCTGCCACGTTCTTCACTTTCACCGTGAAGCTCAACGCCATTCCGTTCTGCTGGATGTCCGTCCCCTTGAAAGGCTTGTAGGTGCAGACGGCTTTCATGTCCTCCGCTATGCGCAGAGCCATGCGCCCCTTGTCGCTGTCCGTCCCGTAGCTTTTCGTGTTGTAGCTGTCTTTCACAAAGCCGTTGCTTGACCAGTTGCAGCCCGTCACCGTCATTTCCACGTCGCCGTCCTTGATGGTCTTGTCGGTCTCGCTGTTGCTGCGGGTGTCAAAGCTGATGTCAAACTCGCGCGACGTGTCAAACTCCTCTATGTCCACAAGCGAGCCGTCCACCACGAAGACTGCCGTCTCCGAGCTTGCGCCGCCGCACGACACGTACACCTCTATCTTCTTAGTGCCGTCATGCACGCTCTCCGACACTTGCTTCTTGAAAGTGTAGGTCTTGCTGCGGTATGCCACCGTTGACGTGGCGGTCGCGCCGTCATAGGACACCTTGGCTTGCGGCTCATCGTCGTTTGAGACGTACACTGCATAGTCAACCTCTATGTTCTCATAGTTCTTGCGCGTGCCTTGCAGCCCCTCGGTGTACCACCTCATCGCCACAAGCGGCGTGGTGTTCGCACTGTCCACCACCATAACAGCTGTGTGCAGATAGTTGCCCGTAACGCCGGAGCCGATGTCTTCCCCGTGTATGCGCAAGGGGTACGCGCCGTGCGCCAGCTTTTGGCCAAGGCAGTTGTTCGGGTCTATCGTGATGTTGTGGGAGTAGGTGTTCTGCACCGTGTCCGTGCCAAGCGTCTGCCATTCGCCGCCGAGGTATATCTCCGTCACAGCCTTGATGCCCTTGTCGGACGCGTTGTTGGCGAATTTGTACATTGATATGCTCTTCGCCGAGCCGCCTACTGCAAGTGCCGTGCTTGCCGTGTAGTTCAAGGTCTGCACGCTTGTTATCGTCACGTCCACGCCGCTCACGTTCAAGTTGCGGCTGCCCGTATTGCCCGCATCGTCATACGCTACAAGTTGGAAACGCCTTGTTGACGCGGTCACGAAATAGCTGCTCACGTCCATCTCAAAGTCGTAGGTGTCGCTGCTCGCGGACGATGCTCTGTTGAAAGCGAATGTCTCAAGCGTCTGCCCCGTGTCGCGGTCTTTCAGCACCACTTTCTCAATGACGTTGCTGCTTTCGTCGCTGCCCACCGTGGTGACGCTCCGCACCGACGCTTTGATAATGACGCTTCCGCCTGCCTTGGCGTAAAGCGGGCTTTGCTCGCACTGCACGCTCATCACGGTTCCCGTGCCACCGCCGCCGCCCTCGCCGCCTGCTTGGAACTGCACCTCGTTGCCCACTTGCTGCTCCCCTGCGTTGGTCATCCACAGCTTGTAGGTGTTGTTGTCGGTCTTTTCCAGATGCAGGTCTGCGGGTATGTTCGTATACGCGCCGCCCGTTGAGAACGCGTCCTTGCCGTCCTCTGCGGGCGTGTCGGACGTGGCGACGTTGCCGCCGCCGCTTCCGCCGAACTCCACCCAAGGCTTTTCGTCGTCCGCGTCAAGGTCGTCCGCCGTGAGGATGAATTGGCGAGCTTCCCATTTGGGCAAGCCGCTTGACGTGGTCTCGCTTGTCTTGTAGGTCAGCACAACGCCGCCTTTCAAGTAGGTCTGACCCGTTTCCTCTTCCTTGGCCTGCACGGCTTTGATTGCTTCGGAAAGGGTGTACGTCCCCTCCCCGCAAAGGGCGTTGACATTGACGGTGTTCCCTATTGCGCTTCCACCGCCGCCGAAGTCGCTCCAGTTGCCCTCGTTCTTCCAGTCGCTCGCGCCCTGGCTTCCCGCGTTAGTCCACTGCTTGCTCTTCCATCCGCCGCTTGCCATAAAGGTTACCACCACGCCGGGCTTCTTGATGTCCGCGTCGTTCTCCCATAGTTTGGAAAGCACCTCCGAGAAAGCGAACTCGCGCGGCGTGTCGCCGTAGCCCAAAAGGGTGTTGGCGTTCACCACGCAGTCGGCTGCTTGCAGCGTCTCCTGCGTTTCGGCAAAGGTTTTCAAGTCGGCAATGTCGTCGTCTGCGGTCTCTTTCCACGCCGCGAGTGACGCGCCCTCGTCTCCGGGGTACGCGTTGCCGCTCTCGTGTCCGAGTGCCAAGCCCGTGCCTACCGCCACCAGTGCCGTGCCGCTCCAGCAATACGCTTTCTTCTCTGCCGCGTCCACATAGAGTTTCCCTCTGTGGGGGGCAACGCCGTTCTCCGTCTGCGTGCCGAAAATGTCCGCGTCCGTCCAGCCGCTGTAATAGGTAAAGAACGAGCCGCCGCCGATTATCGTGACGGCTGATGCAACGGCAAGGACAAACACGCCCTTGTCCTCATTGTACACGACGGAGCATTTGTCGTCCGTGGATTTCTTCTCCGCAGTCTGCGCAAGCACGTCGATGCCGCTGCGCGTGCCGCCTATCTCCAACACGTCGTCCACATATTCGGGCAGGTACTGCGAGCTTATAAGGCCGTCCGCGCCAAGCGGGGCGATGCCGCCAGCCGCGCCTTTCGTTCCCTTGAAATCGCCAAGGTCGGACTGCGCCTTGTCCGCTGCCGCTTGCGCATTTGCCGCGTTTGCATTTGCAGTGTCAGCCTTGTCCTGCGCGGTCTTTATGCTTGCGGTGTTTGCGTTGATGGCGTTGCCCTGCGTGGTCTGCGTGGTCTGCAAAGCCGTAAAGTCGCGCTTGTGGTCGTCTTTCACCTCTGAAAGTTCCACTTTCACCTCTTCCACGTCATTTGTCAGCTCCTCCACGGCTTCCATATACTCCGTGCTGTCTATCGTGGGGTTGCCTTTCATCAAGGGATTGCCGCTGCTGTCCACCTGCGCCACCCAAGTGCCGCCGTCCGCCATATAGAGCTGCCCCAAGTGGTCGCTGTCCGCGCTGCCCGACACTGCTACCAATGCCCACCAGCCGTCTTTCGGGTTGGGGTACGCCTCGCGCAGCTGCGTCACGCTCTTGAAAAGCCCCTTGCTCGGACCTTTGATGTTCTTGGCTTCAAGCCACCCCTCCACCGTGAGGTTGTGTCCCACGGTCAGAGAGCCGCGCACCGTGCCAGTGCCGCCCATGCTCACGTTGCGCCCTACCGCAACGTCGCCGTCTATCTGTTTCGTCGGTATCGTACTCATTCTCGTTCTTTGTTCGTTCCTTGCCTAAGCGTGCCAATGCCGCCCGTCATATCATTGCCGCGCTGCTCTGCTGCGTCAAGGCGGCGGCTTTGTCTGCGTCGCCCAACGCCTGCGCGGTCAGCGCGGCGGTCATATACACCACCGCGCGGTAGCACCGCTCGGGGATGTCCCACCCCTCGTATTCGTCCTCCTTGGGATAGGGCTGGTAAAGGGCGCGGCGCACATACGCCGTATCGTCCGCGCACGCGTAAAACTCCAACGCCTTGCCCTCGGGGCGCATCACCACCGCGCACACGGGAAGCTGCGGCGTGCCGCGCAGTCCCTTGTGTCGGCTGCGCTGCAGCGTGTACGCCGCGTCAAACTCGCTGATTGGCGAGGTGACAGGCTTCTCCCAGTCGCTCATCTCAAAGACTATCAAGCGCAGGAAATCGGACGGCAGAAGCGTCCACCCGCAACCGTCCGCGCCCCAAAAGACGGAGTCGGCGAAGCCGTGTCCGCCGTCCAACAGCGTGGGCGGGGCTTCGGACAGCACGCGCACCGCCGCGTCGCCTATCTTCGACCGTATCACCTCTTCCGTGGTGAGCGTCTCTATGTCCGCGTCAAGCACAAGCTGCGTAGGCACGTCGTTCAAGTCTAGGGCTACGCGCACGTCGCGGGCTATCTCCTCTGCCGTGTATACCATCGCTCTTACTCTTCTATGTCAAACTTCACTCCGTAGGTGGCTGCAACCTCTGCTATCTGCTTGCGCGTGCGCAGCCGCGTGCGGCTCACTCCGAAACGCTCGGACACATAGTCTTTCGCGGTGTCCCAGTCGCTAAGCTTCACCTTTTCGGGTTCGTCTGCGGTATTCTGCTCTTCCTCTGCCGCCGCTTCTTCCTCTTCGGGCTTCGTTTCGCCGCAAAGGGTGAATAGCTTGCCGTACTTGCGGTGATGCTCCAAGCCCCATTGCAGCCCCTCGTCTCCCGTGTGGAACGTGCTGCCGCCGCCCGACAGCGGCGTGAAAGACACGCGCGCGCTGCCGCCGCCCTGCAATGCCACGCTAAGGCAGACGTGGCTGTTGCCTTTGTATATCTTCTCCATTCTTCTGTTTGTGGTGTTCTGCGCTTCCCCTCGTCTGACGGAAACGAAAAAGGGAGGAGGACGGATGCCCCCTCCCCGTCCCGTTCCATCGGGGCTGCTTGTTTGTTTAGTCGCCCGTGCCGGAAGCGGGTGCTTGTGCCAGTCTCATACGGGCGTGTGCCTTTGCGTAGCGCAGATAGAGGCAGCTCACCTCCTGTATCACTACCGCGTCAGTGCGGCGGATGCCCGCTTTCTGCAAGTCAAGGACGTTGCGCGCCCAGTTGACGTGCGTCTTCTTGGAAAGGTACTCGGGGTCAAGCGCAAAGCCGCAGTCGCTCATTCCGTTCGCGTCGAAAAGCTCGTGGTGGATGGTCAGAACCTCGCCGAAATCGGTGTCCCAGCTCTTGAATTTGAGGTTCCAGACTTCCACCGTGTCCTTCAGGCGGAACTTGTCGCTCTTTATCTTGGAGAACGCGCTGAGCATATCAGAGCCGCAGAGCAATATCTTGCGCTTGTTGCCGATGCCCGTGCCGACAAACAAGTCCTTGGTGATGTCCACGAGGTTGTCGTCGGTGATTACGGCGCACTTCTGCGTCGCGTCCCAAGTGCCGACCTCTATGTCCTTGCCTGCCATCCACCAGATGCCGCCCGTGAACCAAGTGTTCATGCCGTCCTTGGCGGGGTGCTTCACCACGTTCTTCACGCCGAAGAGGTAGGTGTTCTCCATAGCAAGGCGCATGTCGTACACGCCGTCCTCCTCAATGTCGGAGAAATTCCAGTTCACCTCCTTGGCGGCAATCTTGTCAAACGTGGACTGCTCCACCTGTATCATGAAATTCTGGCAATACTGCGTCTCGGGCATGGGGATGTTGTTGAAACGTCCCGTCTGCACGTCAAGCTCGCCGCAGGCCTTGCCCATTCGCACAAGGGTCGTTCCCTTGGGGATTGCGGGGACGAGGATTGCCTGCTTGGTGTTCGCGTCCCACTCGCCGTTCACCGCGTATGCGATAGGCATATTGGTGGTGCTGTCCTTGCCGCACACGCAAAGCATAAGGTCGGGGGTGTTCTCGTCGTCCGCGTCGTACTTCGTCCCCTTTTCGTTGTACACGCCTTTCACGCCAACCACGCGGATGGTGTCGTCAAGCGTGAACATATTGGGGTCGTCCACGGGGAGCGAGACGCTCGGGGTGGTGGCTTTCGCGATTGCGGCGTTCGTGCTGCACTTCACCTCGCGCGTGCCTACGCTGTAATACTTTATCTCGAAGCTGTCGCTGCCCGAACTCTTCGCGTAACGGCTTATCTGGTCTATCGGAGTTGCCATAGGGCGTATCTTCACGATGCGCTTGTCTATGTCGCTCAAATAGAAATTCGGGTCGCCGTTAAATCTGCCCGCAGTCTCGGTCGCGATGCCCGCGTTAGGGTCGCTGCCGCCCGCTCCGTTCGCGCCGCTCTCGGTCTTGCCCGCGTCGGGCAGGCTCGTTGCCGCGCCCATCAGCACGCCGCTTCCCGCTCCCGCAGCGATAGCCGCCGCCGACATAAGCCCCTGCGCTACCGCGCCAAGGGCCTTCTTGGTCTTCTTCTTCATTCTTCTGTTCCGTTTTGTTTAGGATGTGCCACTTTTGTTCTGTCTCTGCTTACTGGTACTTCGTGCGTTTCTCGCCGCCGCGCGTCCAGATGTCGTCGTTGTCCGCCATCGCAAGCGCGCCAAGCTCGGGGGTGTCGCGCGGGGTCTCGCCCGCGTTGCGCCCGCCAAGGCTCGCCGTGCCGTCGCTCTTCCCGCGCTTGCGCAGACGCTCGGTGATGCGGGCGTTGCGGCCTGCCACCTCGCCCTCGCCGCGTGCGTACTCCACGTCCTCGTCGTGGTTCACTGCGTCCAGAGCCATCTTTATGCTCTCCGGGGTGAACTTGCCGAGAATGCCGTCTTTCATAATGCCGACAAGGAATTCCATTGCCGTGTTCACGTCATCATCCGACAAGCCCTCTTCTTCTTGCAGCCGCGCCACGGCGGAACGGGTCTCCTCTATGTTCTTGCGGTAAATCTCGTCGTACTCTTTCTCCTTTGCCACGCGCTCCGCGAACGCCTTGCTCGCTTCCGCAAGCTCCTGCTGCTTCTCGGGGTTTTTCATCTCCTCGACGAAATCGTCGCCGAACATTTCCACCAAAGCCACTACGGGGTGCTTGCCGTTCTTCCAGTCGGAGAGGAACTGCGCGCTGCGCGGGTCGTCCGTGAAAAGCTTGGAGAACGTTCCCTCACGCTCCTTGTACTCGTTAAGCTGGTTCTCGTAGTCGTCGTAGTCGTCGTTCATCTGGCCGAAAACCGCCTCGTCGTCGTCATACACGCCGTCCGGGTGCTTGGCCTTCAAACGCTCCAGCGCGGTCTCGCGCTTGCTCTTTATCTCTTTGCTGTCCGCCATTTCTCTTTCCTTTTTGTCCGTTATAGCGCGAAATTATCAAGGCACTGCTCTTTCCGACTTATATCTTTATACAGACGTGCGGCTTTTCGCTAACTTTACAAACGAGCGTCAGGGGACTAAACTACACTACCTTATGAAGAAAAAAGGGGCGGTGTGCCTTTGCGCGGACGAGCGCGTCCGCGACATTATGGCTGCCTATGACCGCTGCATAGCGGAGTGCCGCCACATATTTCTCCCGAGTATTTACGAAAGGGTCTCACGCTCGCCCGCACGCCGTTTCTACGTCTCCCCGTCGCGTGCCGCCTATGTCGTGTCCGCTTCGCGCAGGGGAATGGCGGGGCTGTCCGCAATGAGGGCGGAGAAAAGGAAAATGTTTGAGGAGATAATACGCCGCGTGGAAGCCAAGGCACGGGCGGGGGACACGCGCCCGCTGCTCGCTATTTGCGAGGAGGTCGTGTCGCAGCCCGCCCCGAGCTTCTACCTCGCGGCGGCAAGCGTGAAACTGGTCGTGTGCAAATTCAGAGAGAAATGGAACAGGGAAAAACGGGAAAAATTGCCGCTCTCGCTTTGGCGGCAGGGGTGACGGCGGCGGGGTTCTTCGGTGACTGCGGGATGGGCGTGGGCGCGGGGTGCGGGCTTGCGCCGCGCCTGCTCCACCCTTTCTTTCACGTCGGCGTGGCGCACGCCGCGCTCAACGCGTGGTGTCTCCTCTCCGTGGCTTTCGTCTACGGGGTAACGCCGCGCCTGATCTTCCTCGCGTGGCTCTCGTCCGCGCTCTTTCCCGCTTCCGCCCTTGGCGAGACCGCGCCCGTCGTGGGTATGTCGGGGATGGTGTTCTTCCTCTTCGCTTCCATTTTCTTCCGCACGGCACGGAAAAAGGTGTACGCGCTTTGGATGGCGGCGTACCTTGCGGCGGGTTTTGTATTCCCGTCCGTGAGCGGGCGGTTGCACTTGTGGTGCTTCGCCCTCGGTTTCGTGTACGCCGTGATGAATATGCCGATACGGATTAAACGCAAAAGGGTATGGGGCTGACGGTGGACGCTATTCTGCAAGAGAACAAAAGGCGGCTCGCGGCTGCTGCCGCGCCGTTCAACCCCATCACGGGCGAGGGAAGCGTCGGGGAGCGCAGGCTTGTTGTGATAAATGACTTCGCCTTGCCGCGCCAGTGGCTTCCTGTGCCTATGCTCGGCGTGCCGCTCGTGCAGGAGCTGGTGCGCTACGGTTCCCTGGACGCGTTTATTTCCGGGTACTTGGGCGAAGAGCCTACGGAGGACAGCCGCGAGAAAGTCACAAAGCTCTTCGTCCGCGCGAGATGCCGACACGACTTCCCATTCTGGGCGGCTATGTTCGCTTACATTAAAAGGAAAGGCGGCGGGGACGATGTGCTTTTCCGCCTTACGCGCCCGCAACGCCGCTTCGTATCTGTATTGGAGGAGGAGCGGCTCGCGGGAAAGCCCGTCCGCATTGTGATGCTGAAAGCGCGACAATGGGGCGGCTCTACTACCTCGCAGCTGTATATGGCTTGGCTGCAGCTTATGCACAAGGTGGGTCTCAACTCGCTCATCATCGCGCACCAAGGGGCGGGTTCGGACGAAATCAAGGATATGTTCGACCGCATGATTTCGGCTTACCCCGCGCACATGCTGCACCCTGCCGACGAGCCGAGCGACGAGGGGGAGAAGAAGCTCACGTCCGTAGGAAAGTCGGGGAGCGTGTACCGCGTCCCGCAGCGCAATTTCAAGATAAAGATTGGCACGGCGGAACGCCCGGACAGCTGCCGCGGCGGCGACTACAACCTCGTACACCTTTCGGAGGTGGGCATCTGGCGTGCCACGGACGGGAAACGCCCCGAGGACATTGTCCGCTCTGCCTGCTCGGGCGTGCTTTACAAGCCGTACACGATGATTGTCTACGAAAGCACGGCTAACGGCACGGGCAATTTCTTCCACCGCGAGTATGTCGCGGCAAAGGCGGGACGCTCGCAGTTCCGCGCCCTCTTCGTCCCGTGGTACGAAATTGACCAGTACTCCGTGGACGTGGAGGACGAGGCGGCTTTCGCGGAGGAGCTGCTGCGCGGCAAGGAGCGGGAGAGCGCGCCGTCCGAGCGCGAGGAGCCGGGCAGATACCTTTGGTGGCTTTGGGAACGCGGCGCGACATTGCAGGCCATCGCGTGGTACATTGCGGAAAGGCGCAAGTACAACGACCACGGGCAGATGGCTTCGGAGTTCCCCTCTGACGACATTGAGGCCTTCACGCATTCGGGGCAAAGGGTGTTCGACCGCTACAAGGTGGAGAAGATGCGCCCCACTTGCCGCCCGCCGCGCTTCGTCGGCGAGGTCGTGGCGGACGCGGACGAGGGCAAGGACGCGCTGCGCTCGCTCCGTTTCTCGCAGGACACGCAAGGGCTGCTCTGGGTTTGGAATATGCCCGAGGAAGCGGACGCGGCGGAGCGCGTCACGGACAGATACCTCGCCGTTGTGGACATTGGCGGGCGCGGGGCTAAGGCGGACTGGTCTGTCGTCCTTGTCATTGACCGCGCACCGATGCTTGACGGGGGAAAGCCCGTGGTGGTCGCGCAATGGTACGGACACACGGATATGGATATTCTCGCGTGGAAAGCGGCGCAGATTGCGGCTGTGTACGACAACGCGCTCCTTGTCATTGAAAGCAACACCTTGGAGACGCACGACAGGGAAAGGGCGGTTGACGGTGACCAGTCGCATTTTATCCTCAACCAGATAAGGGACTGTTACCCGAACCTCTACGCCCGCAAACAGTCGGAGGAGGACATTCGCGCGGGGCTGCCGCGAAAGTACGGCTTCCACACCAACGTGGTCACGAAGCCGCTTGTCATCTCCACGCTCGTCAAGGCGGTGCGCGAGGGAATGTACATAGAGCGCGACGAGCGTTGCCTTGACGAGTTCATCTCCTACGAAAGGCGGCAGAACGGCTCGTACGGCGCGGTAATCGGCGAACACGACGACTTGCTTATGACGCGTGCCATAGGGCTGCACGTCTGTTTCAGCGAGATGCCGCTCCCGCGCGTAGTCAGCGTGGTGCGCCAGCGGCGCGGGAAAAGGCGTGCCGCCACGGAAGCCACGTTCTGACGCACAATTATTGTGCGTTTCCGCGCACAAGGGGACACAATAAAAGGACGGAGAGCAGCTAAGCACTCCGCCCTTTTTCTTTCTCCGCGTGCCTTGGTCAAGCCGCGCCGTCTCCCATATATTGCCCGAGCATCTGCATCGCACGCGGGTCGGCCTGCGGGACGGGCTGTCCGCCGCCGTCCGCGCCGCCTTGCGCTTGCGCTTGCATCTGTTGTTGCTGCGCGGCGGCTTGCGCCTGCTGCGTCTTGATGCTCTGCAAAAGACTGTCGGCAAACGGGAAGTCGCCCTGCTCCAGCATCTGCTCCAAGGTGATTGCCTTTGCCTGCCACATCTGCATAAGCAAGTCGTTCGTGATTTGGCGGTATGCGGGCGTTGCCGTGTTCTCCGTGATGCTCAGGTCAAACTCCACATCGCGGATGCGCTTCGGGTCGTAAACTATCGTCTCGCCGCTCTTCCCCGCTATGTTGAACACGCGCTTACCGTCGTAAAACTGCTGCATGTTCTTCACGTCCTTGTACGCGCCGTCCTTGACAAAGTAGGAGAACGCTTCCAAAAGGTCAAGCAAGGAGGTCGTGGCGTTCTGCGTCTGCTGCGAGTAAAGGCTCGCGCTGATGCCGCTGAAGCCGGGCTTTCCCTGCAACGCGCCGTTCACGCCGCTTATGTCCTCAAAGAATTTCATCTGGTAGCCCAACAGCTCGCCGATGCCTATGTTGGTGGCGTTCGCCGCCACTTGGTGGGGAAGCGCGCCGCTCTTGCTCGGGCGGAACGCTATCACGCCGTTCACCTCCGTCCACCGCTCCGCTATGTCTTCCATACTCACGCCGTCGGGCAGGCAGTCCTCGGGGATTAGCAAAACGCCTTTCGCCGTGGAACGGATTACCCAGTCGTAAAGGGTGATTAGGCGGTTGGTGTAACGCTGCTGGTCTATCACGTCGCCCACAAAGGAGTGTATCTCTCCGTCTATGAACGGGTACGCCTTGAACACATAGGGGTGGCTTCCATGCTCGAACGGGGTCTCGCCCTCGCGCAGTATGTCGCCAAACGGGGAAAGGTAATAGAAATACCAATAGTCGTCCATCATCCACTCCGCCGTCACATAGGGGATGTCGTTCTCGTCCATCCCCGCTGCAAGCCCCTCGGCGCGACGCTGCGCGTTGACCTCTTCCACCTCCGCCGCGTAGTCCGACACCTCTATCTTGTACACGTCGCCGTTCTGGTAGTCGTGGCAGCGGTAGCGCGGCTTCCGCTCCTTGCGCCACACCTCTATCACGCGGCAACGCCCCGGCTCTGACGCGTAGAGGAAGTCGTAGCTTTCTGTTCTGCTGTACCCGAAGCTCGCCGCGTAGGAAGCTATGTAGTCCTTGCGGGACGCATTATTATATATGCGGCGCAACCGCTCGAAATCGGACGGCGTGCGGGCGAACTGTCCGCACAGCTGCCCGAAGCTGATGTCATGCACCTCGCCGACAACCGTCACGTCCCATCCCCGGAAGTCGCGCATATTGTTGTCAATGAAAAAGTTGTTGGGCTGCACATAGTCCGTCCAACAGTCTTCCTTGCCGTCGCGCCACCCGTAGCCTTTCCTATGCACGATAAAGCCGCTGATGAGAAACTCCTCCATAGACCGCGCAAGCACCTCGTCCATACGGTTGAGCTGCATGTTGCACTGCAGTATCGTGGTCATCGTCTCGCCGATGCGCTGCTCGTCCCGGTCACGCGCCGTGCAGACGGGTTCTTTGCTCTGCGAGCGGTACACGCCTATCACGTTGCGCACCAAGCGGCGGATTAGGTTGTTCTTCAAAGGCACGTTGCCTTGCGAGCGGATGTAGTCCTCCTCGCGCATCGGCTGTCCGTCCACCTCCACCAAGTCGTCCCACTGCCTGCCGTACACATACCGCTTGTTGCGCTCCCGCTCCTTGCGGAAGTCGTCCATACGCGACCAGTAGTACTGCGCTTCCATTAGCACGTCAAAGGCTCTGCGCCACCCGCAGTCCTCTGCCCGTTCACGCACGCTGTCCATCGCGGCGGCGTCGCCGCCTACGCGGCGCATGCTGTATAACTTTCTTTTCTTTCCCATTTCGTGTGTCATTCGTGGGTCGTTCCGCCCTTTCCCGCAAAGGTAAGCGGCAAGTGCCGCCCGCCGCGCTTATCTTTTCCACGCGCGGCGGGGCGGCTCTCTTACCGTTTCTCCCCGCGTGCCTCGTTCACCGCGTCCACAAGCCGCCGCTTGGCTGCGTTCAGCTCCGTCTCTAACTCCTTGCGGTATTCCGCGCTGAGGGCCGGCTCTTTCAGCTGCTCGTTGATTGCGTCTATCTCGGGTTCGTGGGCTTCAAACGCCCAAAGCACGCGGAAATCCGGCGAGTAGTTCAGCTCGCGTATCTTCTCCGCGTAGTCAAACACGCCTTTCGCCGTGTCCTCCTCGTAGTGGCGCAGACGCTTGCGCAGCTTCACGCTCGCTTCCTTGACGCGGAAGTACTCGTTGTTCACCGCGCGGTACTCCGTGCGCTCGTCGCCGCGCTTCACAAGGCGGTTGACAAACATAAAGTCCTTCGGGGCGTACTCGCGCTTGCCCGCCAAGGTCTCGCCCATCGCGGCAACCTCGCCGATACTGCGTGCCACTCCGCCGAAATACCCGTTGAGCAGATGCTCCACGACTGCGGGGTTGACCACGTCGCCCCAACCGCTCGTGTACTCGTCGCCGCCCGTCGCTTCGTTTATCCACTTTGACGCGGCTACAAGTGACTTGTTCGCGTTCTTGTACACTTTCTTGTATTGGGGGTCGTCCTTGTTCCAGTCGTTCTCCTTGTATATCGGGAGGCCCGTCCAGCTCTTGTTGCCGAGTATCTCCGCTATTGGCTTCACGGAGCTTGGCACAAACGCGCTGGCACCGCCGCCGCCCTCCAACACGTCAAGGGGAAGCATCTGGCTCACCTGCGAAGCCATCTCGTGCGCAAGCTCGCCCGCCGAGTAATGCGCCTTTCCGCTCATTACGCTCATTGCAAGCTCGCCCATTCCGTAAAGGGCGCGGTACTCCACGGGCAGCGGGACGCTTATCCATGATTCGTCCATGCCCGGAGCGCGGAACACGATGTTGCTGCGGCGCACATAGTCGGGCAGGTTGTAGTAGCCGTCCTTGTCGTCGTCGTCGTCGCCGCCGCCTATGCCTGCGGCGAGCATTCCGAGGGCGAACATTGCCGCCGCGCCCGCAAGGCCTTTCACGGGATGCCTACCCACGTTGCGCCCGAAGTTGGTTGTGCCTTGCACCGCCGCGTTCCAAAAGACGTAAAAGCTGCGCCCGAAGCCGCTTGCAAGCGCGGCTTTGTTGCCGAGCCACGTCTGCCCTTTCGCGCCGTGGAATTTCGCGCCGCTCCCTTTCTTGTTGAAGTTCACGCTCACCTCTTTCGCGTCCCAAATGGAACGGTCTATGCTGCGCCCCATCTGGCGCGAGGTCATAAACGCCGCGAAGCGGGCGCAGTTCTCCACGGCGCGGTTTATCTCGTCAAACCGCTCGCCGAGCAGCTCCAACGCCTTGCCCACGGGCATCTGCCCGTTCAGCTTTTTCAGCTCCTTGGCGATGTCTTTCTTGCGCTTCTCTATGTCGCGGACGGACGTGTAACCCGTCTCCCCGCCGTTCAGCATAAACTGGCGGAACATTTTCTCCGTCTCGTTGCCCTCGTCAAGCGTCCCGTCCCGGAATTTCGCAAGCAGCATCTTCATCTCCACGGGGTTCAGCTTCGCCCAGTTGAGGTTGAAACGCGCGGCGTAGTTGGGGCTTTCTTTCGCCCACACCATCGTGTTGGCGTAAACGGAGTCTCTGACGAAGTTGGACACCACGAAGTCGGGGTTGCGCGTGGTGTAGAACGCGGACAGCTGGCGGTTCACCGCCTCGCCCCACTCAAAGAACTTGGCTATGCCGCCGACTGCGTTGTCGGGGTTGGTAAGCCCGTTCAAGGCCTGCGCCGCGCGGGGGTTGCCGTTTATCGTCAGCACGACAGCCTTGCCGTTGCGCTTCACCACCACTTGGTGCTGCTTCAAGTCCTCGTTGTCCACAAGGCAGTAGTACACGTTGGGCGCGTCGCCCTGCCGCGTGTAGTGCTGCGGGTCTTCCGCCGCGAGGGCTTTCATCCTTTTCTCAAACTCGCGCATCTTGCGCTCCACCTCTTCGGGCGTGTCGTCCTCCTCTATGCGCTCCGTGTCTGCCACCTCGCCGGGGTGCGCGGGCTTCCACTCGTCCGCCGCGTCGTCGTGGACGAGCCAAAGGTCGCTCACGCTCACAAGGTCGCTCGGATGCCCGAGGACGAAGTTGAGGAACCGTTGCTTGACGAGCGAGTTGCGGTTGCCCGCCATTATCGCGCTCTCCATCATAGCTTCCATATTGGCAAACGGGTCGTCAGCCTTGCTCTTGCGCCCTCGCGCGGTCTTTATCGGACTGGCGAAACCGCTCCGCTTGTCGCCGATGTGGGCGTACACCTCCGCGTCGGTCTTCTCGTCAAAGCCGCGCAGGGGGATGTAGTGCTTGTACATACTGCGTATGTCACTATACTGCGCCGCGCTTATAAGCCCGCAGTCGTAGCATTTCTCAAGCGTCGCGCCCGTCACGTCACGCGTCCTCCGCCAAAGCTTGTCCGTATCGTGCGCCTTTTCGTACTCTTCCACCATTCTTTGGGCTTCCGCTTCTGCGGCGGCTTTGCTGTCGGTCTGCGTCAGTGCGGTAAGGCCGGAGTAGTCGCGGCTGTCCGCAAGGTAGATTTCCTCCTCGCGCTTGGCTTTCGCGAGTGCCAGCTCGTGCGCTCTGATGGTGAGCTTGTCGTCGTCGGGGTGCTTCTCCAGCTCGCGCTGCACCTTGCTGATTTCCTCGCCGAACTCCTCGTCCGCCTGCCGCTTGGCATTGCGCCGCGCCATCACCTTGTTGCGCTCCAAGCCGTGCTTCGCCATCATGTAGTCTGTCAGCTCGGCTCGCTCGTCGGCGGTAGACGCGAGTTTCGCCACCTCTTCAAGCAGGGGCTTGAACAGCTTGCGGGCGTACTCCTTGCACTCCGCTTGGTTGACGGACGAAAGGCGGTTTTCGCCAAGGTAGGCGTTCTCGTAGCCCGCAATGTCCTCTATGCGGGTCTTCTTGCCCTCGGCTTTCATTATAGTGTCCATTGCCACTTTCAGGGAGAGCATGCTGTCTTGCAGTGCTTCCCGCGCTTGGTACAAGCCCTTGGACACGCGCCGCTCGTAGGTGTCACGCGCCTGCGCTTTCTTGTACTCCACGGCGTTTCCGTCACGGAACATTATTTCGGTGTCGGCATTTTTTTCGCCCGTTTCCTTGGGATTGACAAAATCTTTGACCACCTTTGCCGCAGAAACAAGTCTTGGACTTTCTGAGGTTACCGCGCGTAGTGCGGAGTGATGCAGATAGTTCAAGGCTTTTTCTTTGTTTATGTAGGTGGCAAAACCTTTGTTCAACCAGTCTACGATATTGTCTTCGCCTTTGCCGAATACGGAGGATACAATATTGAAATCAATATCTTCTTTCCCCTTACCCAGACTTATAGTAACAAGGAAATTCCCTTGGGCTGTACGCAGCTCCGTAAGAATAGAGCGGTTTCCGTCCTTGCCGTAGTTGTCAAACACGGCTATGGGGTCAGCCACCGCACGGGGCAGGTCGCGCAGTTCGTCCAACGAGAAGCCGTGCTTGCGCATCTTCTTCGTCACCTTGTTCCCGTACAGTTTCATCGGCTTGTCCTCCACGCCCGCAGCACGCAGCACGGGAGACGGACGACCAAGGGAAAGCACAACATTGTCGGCGTTCTCTTCCGTCAAAGTGCCAAGCTGCTCATTGAACCGCCCGTTCACCTCGTCAATGCTCGTTTCCTCTTTGTTCGCTTCCCCGAACCCCGTCTTGCCGCGCATTACCACAGTGTCCGCCACGTCAAACGCGCTCGGACGACCGCCGTTCTTCATCCGCTTATAGGCTTCGTGCAGCACATAAGCCCACTCCTTGTCCGTCCACTCGCGCTTGCTCTTGATGCCCAAGCCCGAAGACAAACGGCGCAGGGCGTTTTGCAGCACAGCTTTCAGCCGTCCCCAGAACGTGCGCTCCTCCGCGCTCATCTTCTCAAAGCCCTCTACGCCGATGCGCCCCGCAAGGTCGGCGGCGTACTCCTCCGCAGCGTGGCGGCGGTATTGGTCGCGCTTCTTGCTCGCTTCCAAACTGGCTTCCGCAAGGTCGGCGTAGTAGAACGTGTTGGGGTTCTCGCCCTTGGCTTCGTGCTGCCTGCGCTTCTGCTCCATCAGACGAGCCACCTCCGCTTCGAGCATCTCGCGTGCCGCCGCGTCTATGCGCTCGCGGATGCCGCGCTCCGACACGCGGTAAAGCTCGTCAAGCGCGTTGTCAAGCTTCCCATCCTCGGGGAACAATACACGCAGTCCGTCATGCCCCACTACCTCGTGCAGGAAAGTGTTCTCCACGTCCGCCGCGTCCGCGTTGTTGGGCAACACGATGGTAACCTCGCCCGTCCGCGTGTCAAACCACCCTTTCGCCCGCCGCTGCCTGTCGTTGGGCAGGGCGGCAATCTCCTCCTCCGTGCTTATCACGCGCACGGGGGTGTTCAGCCGCCCGGAAAGCTCGTCCACGCGCTCGGTCATGGCTTGCCGCATTTCCTCGTCGGCTTCCGCCGCAAGAGCCTCTTCCTCGCCGTCGCGGAACTTCTCCGCTTCCTCGTCGGCAGTCTCGTCGGCGGCTACACCAGTTGCGGCTTTCACGCTTGCGTCCATCTCGGCGTACTTCTTCTCCTTTTCCGCCATCTCGGCTTTCATCGCTTCGGAATACTCCTCAAACTGACGCTTGGCTTCCGCAAGCTCTTTCTCAAACTCAAACGGCTTGCCCTCGCGCTTCTTCAGCTGCCCCAACTCAGACTTGCCGTGTTCCGCCTGCCGCGCTGCGGCTTCGTGCTGTTCGGAAAAGTCCTTGCCCGTAATCACGTTCTCGGTGATGTCCTCCACGGCATTGCGGAGCAAAGCTTGCCTTACTGGCACGTCCGCAAGCCCAAGCGCGGGGCAGGAGTAGGTCATTTTGCGGCGTACCTCGGAGAAGAGCGCGCCGCCGCTGCTTGCCACCTCGCGCGACAATTCGGTCTTTACCGCAAAATCGTACCCGCCCAGTGAAAGAGTGAGCGTGCCAGACTGTGACGCAGTGGTCGGGTTCTCTTTCATCGCCTTTGCCGCGTCAAGGGTCTTCTTGTTATGCTCCTTGACAAAGTCCGCCATTTCCTCTACCGTGGCAAACTTGTGCTTCCCGACAACAATCTCCTTGAATTTGCCGCCGGGGAAGGCCTTTTGCACGGCTTGCAAATGGTCTTCGGCTTCCGCCGCCCGCTGTTCCGCCGCCTTTATCTGCCCCTCCATCTTGGGCTTCGCGCTATGGATGTAGGCTTGGTCGGCTTGCCACTGCTTCCTGCGGCTCTCGTACTTGCGCACGTTCTTCTCTGCGTTGTTCTTCAGCATGGCGTACTCGCTGCCCGAGAGCTGCGCCACCGTGTCACCGAACACGTCTTCTTCCTCCTCAAGCACGCGGTTGTTCATGCTGTCGGCCATCAGACGCTCGCCCTCCATAATGCTGTCGGCTATCGCGCCCTTGGTTTTCAGCCTTTGGTACGCGGTCACGTCAAGGCTGTCCTCCACGCCGAAGCGGAGAACGCGCACGGGCTTGCCCCACTCCTTGTGCAGGTTGCCCTGCCGCAGTATGCGCCCGTTGCGCTGCGTGTAGTCCATCGGGCGGTTGGGCGCGTCAAGGTGGATGAGGGTGTGCAGTCGCTCCTGTATGTTCACGCCCGTTCCGAGCAGGGACGTGCTGCCGAGTATCACGCGCACCTCGCCGTGGTTGACCTTGTCGAAGATTTCCTGCTTCTTCTTGATGGTCATTCCCGACTTTACCACGACAATCTCACTTGCCGGAACGCCCTGCGCCACGAGCTTCGCCTTTATGTCCTCGTAGAGGTTGAAACCGCTGCGCTTGTTCTGGTAATGGTCGGCGAATATTGCCACGGTGCCTTTGTAGCTGTCCGTCTCTTTCAAGGAGCGCAGGGTCTGCCGCACGGCTTCGTTGGTCTTGTTGTTGGGGTCGTCCTCCGCTTCCGCCATCACAAGGCGAGCGTCTATCGCCGCCGCTTGCGCGATGCCGTACATTGTGAGGGGGATGCTGCTGTTCTCCTTTTTCTCCTTGCCGCTCATCTCCTCATACCGCGCTAGCTCAGCGCGGACGTACTTCATCACGCTGCGCAGGGAGCGCGTCTGCGGCAGATAAATGTCCTGCGCCTTGCCGCCCTCAAGCTCGGGTATCTTCTCCACAAGCTCCTTTTGGTCTTTCGTCAGCACGGTGTCTGCCACGCTTGACCAGATGCGCACAAGCTCGGGCAGGTTCACATAGCCCGCGAAACGGTTGTTCTCCTTGTACTTGCCGCTCGTGCTGAACTCAAGCATCTGCTGTATGTTGCCGAAATTGCTCACAAAGTCGTCAAAGTAGTAGATGCCGTACTCTTCCATCGTCTCCTTGGACATAAGGTAGCGCATGAAAGTCCACACCTCGGCGGCGGTGTTGCTTATGGGCGTGCCTGTGGCGAACACCACGTTGCGCCCGTGGTTCTTCTCCAATACGGCCTGCGCTTTCAAGTACACGCTCTGCGACTTCTTGCTGTACGACGGGTCTACGCCTTTCACGCCGCGCTGCATAGCCGTGGTGAAGCCGAGGTGCTTGTACTCGTGCGCCTCGTCCACAAGGAGCGCGTCAATGCCCATGTCGTCAAAGTCCTCCACCGCGTCCGTGCGGCGTTCGAGCATCTCCTGCGCCTTGGCGGCGGCGTTCTTCTTGGCGACGGCTTCGCGCTGCGCGGCTTTTGCGGAGAGCTTTCCCGCCGCGCCGTCAGACAAGGCTGCCATCTCGGCTCTAAGGGCTTCAAGCTCATTCTCCGCGCGACTGACCTCCGCGCTTTTGCTTTTCCCTATGTTGGCTGCCCGCATCCTCTCAAGCGTGGCGAGCTTCTCGTCTATCTTGTCCTGTATAAAGGCAATCTGCCGCTTCTCGCTGTCGGGTATCTTCTCAAAGACGCTCTGCGGCACAATCACCATGTCCCAGTCGTTGTACTTTATCTTGGCGTAGAAGCGCATTCTGCCCTCCGCGTTGCGGTCGCCGTCCTCAAGCGTGAGTATCTTGGCGTTGGGGTACAGTTCTTTTGCGCTGCCCGCAAACTGCGCGACAGTGGCGTTCTGCACGACAATCATCGGCTTACGCGCCGTGCCGAGCCTGCGCATCTCCATCGCGGCGGATATGAGGGTGAAAGTCTTTCCCGTCCCCACCTCGTGGGCGAAGAGCAGCGGCTGCATCGTGGCACGCACGATAGCCTTGCTCTGGTGCGGGCGCATCTTGAACTTGGGCGTAGCTCCCTCAAAATGCTCGGGGACGAACTCTCCGGGGATTTTCACGGGCGCATAGCTGTTGAAGCGGTCGTTATACTCGCGCTCCATCCGTGCCGATAGCTCCGCGTCGCCCTGCATCTTCTGCCGCATCCAGTCCTTGAAGTCCTGACGTATCTCGTCTATCTTCGCCGCGCACGCCGCCGTAGCCTCACGGTCGGTGACGGTCTCCGTCGTGCCGTCACGTCTCCGGCTTGTCGTTGACATTGTGACGGTCTTTTTCTTCATCGCGGCTTCTATAAGCTCATGCCCGAACTTGGTAGTGTGGAGCAGCTCGCTCGTCACGCCCATGGAGCGGTTCATCTCCGTATTCACGCGGGACGGCTCTTCCATCAGCCAAGTGCCGCCCGCCGCCGTGAACCGCACGTCTATGCCCGTGCGCTCTTTCACATATTCGCTGTAAAGTTTCGGGTCAAGCCACGACGAGCCGAGCGAGAAGTCTATGAGGTGCGCGGGGATGTTCATTGGCACAACGTCCTGTAATGCCTTGATGTTGGCGGAGTATTCGCCGTTCTCGTTGCAGGCTTCGGCTTGGCGCAGTTTCTCTCGCACGTTGCCGCTAAGGTAAAGGTGCGCCACCTCCACCTCCCGTGTGGCGGGGTCTTCAAAGCCAAGCCCGCTGTCCAGTATCTCGCGCTTGACCGCTTCCTCATCCATTCCGAGCAGCCCCGCCATATAGGGTATGTCTATGCGCCCTCGCTGGGACATGCTCACAAGCACGCCGTCCTTTACGTTCGTGGGGTGCGGCTCGCTCTTCTTCTCCACCACACGCTTCGACATCACGTCCGCCTTGTCGTAGGTCTTCGTCACGCCGCCTTTGCCGTCGCCAAGCTCCTTGTACGTCTCAAGCGAAAACACGTTGGGGTACTCCACATCGTTGCGCAGCCACGCAAGCTGGTTGTTCTTGTTGAAATGCCCGTATGTGCTTACGAATGTGTCGTAAGCCTTGTTCAGCTTGTCAAGGAGCGGCTTCAGCCCAGCGTCGTCCTCGTTCTCTGTCTGATACTTGAAAACGTCCGCAAGGGCGGTCTTGATGGCGGTGTACGCTTGGAAGCACTCTTCCTTGGTGTGTCCCTTAATCTTGTTGGCGTTCAGCGCGAGGGGATAGTATCCGCCCGCTTCTGCCACGACGAGCTTGCCGTCTTTAAGGTACATCTCGCCCACTTTCTTCCCGTCGGCGGACGCGTCGCTCACGAGGGAGGGGTTCTCGCTCTCCGCGCTCTTGTCTCCGACACGCTCTTCCTCAAACGAGCTTGCGAAAGCCGAAAGCATTTCGCCTTGGTCTTTCCCCTTTGTTGGGTAAAGTCCTTTGCCCGTGGGGCGGTATGTGTCGCCCTCCTCAAAACCAAAGCGCATCTCTCCCGCCATGTGGTCGGGATGCTCAATGAAATACCCGTTGTAGTCCATCGGGAGACGCTTTGTCTTGCTCTCGCCTTTCTCGCGATACTCCGCCGTGCGCTCCACGCCTACTGCGCTTGCGTCTATTGCCTGCGCGGACTTTTGCCCGTTCACGCGCTTGCGTATGACGATAATGTCGGACGTTACGGGCGTGCCGCCGAACGTCTTGTTGTTCAGTCTGAACGCGCCGATGAAGTCCGCGCCGCCCGCGCCCGTCACCCACTCGCGCAGGGCTTTGCCGCTGTCAAGCGTGGCGTTGGACGTAATGAATATGCCTATGCCGCCCTCGCGCAGCTTGCGCACGTTCTTTGCGATGCAGAAGTCCTGTATCTTGCGGAATTTCTTGGAAAGGTCGCCGTCGCCCGTGGTGTCGTTGACGCGCAAATCCGCCACGAAAGGCACGTTTGTTATTGCCAAGTCCACGCTGCCGTTGGGGATGCGCGTCTGCTCGAAGCCTTGTATCTCCACCTGCGCGTCGGGGTAGAGCAGGGAGAGGATGCCGCCCGACGTGCTGTCTATCTCTATGGCGCGGATGTCGCTCCGCCCGCTCATCTCCGTGGGCATCTGCCCTAAGATGTTGCCGATGCCCGCCGAACCCTCCAAGACGCTGCCGCCTTTGAAGCCGAGCTTCGCCGCGATGTCCCAAAGCGCGTCCACAACGCTCGCGGGGGTGTAGTACGCGCTCTTTGAACTAAGCACGGCTTGCCCGTAGGCTTCCTCGCCGAGAAGCTCGCGTATCCTCCTATTGCGCTCGCGCTGCTTCCAGTCGCGGCTCGCTTCGTTGAACGCCGCGCCCAAGCCGCCCCAGCCGCTGAAGCGGCGAAGCACGCCCATCTGCTCGGGCGTGGCGGTCTCGCCGCTCCCGAGCAACTCCTGCGCCAGCTCAATTGCCTTGATGTTGGCGTCAATGCGCGCGTCAACCGATTTCGGGGCGTGGTCTTCGCCGCGCTCCGAGTGGTTGTTGCGCTTGTTCTTCCTTTCGCTTAGTCCAGAAAGTCCGACTTGCAGAGGCCCATCTTCCCGAGTGCCTCGTCCTCGTCCTCCGGTGTCAGCTCTTCCACTTTCTTGCCCAGTTCCTTGGCTACGGCTTCTTTCGCTGCCGCGTAGTCCTTGTTGTTGTCCACTTCCGTCGGTTGGCAGTCCCTCGGAGCGTACTCCCGCATGATGTCGTTCCAGTCCATTGTCTTGCTCTTTATTTGTTTCTGATGTGTCGGTCAGGCCTGCGAACAAGTCGCCCGCTGCCTGCCCCTCTTTTCCTTTTTTGCTGTCGTTCGCTTTCTTGTCAGAAGATTTTGGCGTTACTTTGCCGCGCGGTTTGTCAGTGTGCCGCGCAGCTTGCACTTCATTCGCCGGAGCTATAGCGCTTACGCCTCCGTCAGCTGACATCTCGTCGTACGCCGTCAAGACCCAGTTCTTGGCGGCTATTTTCTTGCCGCCCTCTCTGACGTTCTTGCGGATGGTGACGACCTTGCCGTCTTTCTCGAACACGACTTTGTCGCCGTTCTCAAACGAAATTTCGCCCGTCTTGATGATTTCATCAATGGCACGCGCGGCTTCGCTCGCCGTGGGGAAGCTTTTCCCCTCCCCGACGTGCTTGCCCAGAATGTGGGCGAAACCGCCGCGCTCGTCTCCCCATACCACATCAATCTCGCCCACGCCGTCACGCGAGAACACTCCGAGCAAGTCTCCGCCTTTGTGTGAGGTCAAGAATGCAGCCGCTTCCTGCGGCTTTCCCTTGAATTGGTCGTACACGTCGCCGAACGTTCCTTTGCCTACGGGTTTAATGCCCTCCGGGGCGGGAACGATTTCCGGCTTCGTGGAATATTCGTATCCTGCAAACGCATCATTTCCTATATACGGGAAGAATACATCTTCTGCCCAATTGTTGGCTCTTTCTGCATCGCCGCCAAATGTATTGCGGATGATGTCACCCAATGCCCGATACCATTTATACGCTTCTTCCGTATCGCCCTTGTCAATGGCTTCTTTGTAGAATTTAGCCCAATTGTGTCCGTTCCCTTTAAAAACTTCCCCAATCAGCTCATCGTCCGTTCTCCTCTTTCCCTTTGCCACGTTTGCTTCACGCTCTGCCTTGGCTTCCCCGTTATGCTTCGTCGCGGCTTCATCGGCAAAAGTAGCGTCTGCGCCCGTCTGGGCAAAGCCCGTGTCCGTCTGCTTCTGCTTCTCCTGTTCCTTTCGCTGCTCGTTGCGCTTGTCCTTGATAGCCCTTTCAGCCTTTTCCGCGTCGGCTTCCGCCTTGCTCTCCGCAGCTACCATCTCCGCTTGGGCGAAAACGTCCTTGCGCGGCTTGTCAAAGTTGGCGGTGTCAAAGGCACGCACCTCGTCATAAGGGGTAAGCCCCTCCGCGTACTCCGCCATCTCGGGCAGGTCACGCGCCCCGTTGTAGAACGCTTTGAGGTACGGGCGTACCGCTTCGCCCAAGTCGGCAATCATGTCCTTTGCAAACTCGGCAAACTTACGCGCCCCCTTTTCTATGTGGTACACCGCCATCTCCGTGCCGATGGCGAGTATCTCGGGGTCAACGCCCATATTGAGCTGCCCACGCAGCTTGGCTCTCATCCGCTTCTTCAGCTCCTCGTAACGCTCGTCCGTCACGAGTTTGTTACCGCTCGGGTTCGTTTTGGCTTCGGCTGCCTTTGTCTCCTCTGGCTTGGTTTCTTCCGCCTTAGTCTCGTCCGTTTTTGCGTCAGCCGTTCCGCCCTCTGCGGCACGCTCCGGTTTGGTCTCTTCCTTGGGCGCGTCCGTCTTCACCGCGTCGCGCATGTCCTTGGCGGAGAGCGGCT